GTTACAGATAAAGAAAAAAAAGTTTTGTACTGCGTTTACTCGTACAGTGAGCACGCATTTTTAGCACAATAAAGGCGGGCTTTCGCCCGCCAGTTGTTACTGTTTATCGTAATTGAAAACGACAGAGATTTCGTTGCCAGAATCAGCGCTTACAACGATATCGTTGTATGCACCGCCCGGCACGGTAGCTTGCGTACCATACTTGTGAAGGGTTAGGCCGCTTGCGTCATTTTTGAGAATAGAGCGGGAGACTTCCAACTGGTATTTACTATCAGGGGTGAGTGTCTTGTTGATAGCATTGACGTATTCTCCCTCGGGAACACGGTCATTGCTGTGCATTACGATATCGTATTTTTTTGTGCTATCATTATACTGAAAGAGTTTGATAGTATTGATTCCGGTGCTGTAATCATCAGTAGGCGCTTCGGCGAAGTTAGTGGTGATTGTTTTAAGAGTGATATTGTTAGAAACAGTGAAGTCCATAGCAGGGTCAGCGCCAGCATATTGTTCAGAAACAGGTTGAGGAGCATTTGCAGGAAGTTTTACAGTGACAGAAACAATATCTTTATCGTAAGTCACATTCCAGCTTGTACTCGTAGCACTGCCCCAGCTGTAAGCACTGCCATCCCACTTGACAGTGATAGCATACACAACAATCTTGTCATGCGTGCTATCGCCATTATCAGTGAACGTTATGGTCTTGACAGTGCCATTGTTGATGTTCAGGTTAGCAGTGACAGTGCTTTCATTAGCACCATACAGCACACTCAGAAACACAGTAACAACCCCGCCAGCACTCACGCTCAGCGGAATGGTCACAGTATCCGGAGCTTTCACATTCCAAACAGCAGGAACGTTACTTTGCCCAAGGTAATTCAGCTGACTGCCACTAGCAATGCCACCTTGTATTTGAAATGGAACAGCTTTTTTGCCGTTAGACAGGTTCACAGCGTCATCCCTAGCGCTGGTGTTCTGAATCCGGTAAAAGCTACCAAGATTATCGCCAATTTGGGCTTTGCCACTAGTCAGCACAGTCCTATTAGCTTCCAGTGTGAGGTCTGAAACCATATCTGCTTCCGTGTTGTAGTTATTCAAGCTGGCGTTCTTGATTTCTGTAACAGATGTGTTGAATTTCTGATTAAGTTGCTTGGTATTCTGGTTGAAACTCTCAACCACCCTGTCAACCTCACCCTGAAACTCGCTGTAATCATAGGGCTGGAACTCGAACGGCAGAGCAAACAGCCCATTATCCAGAGCCACAGCCTTAGCAGAAGTTTCGGGCACTACCTGATAGAACGAACCGCCGCCGTCACCGATAGCCGTACCGCCAGTAGTCAGCAGAGTGTCACCCAGTTTCAGGGAGTGGTCAGCTACCATATCGGCCTTGGTGTCATAGCTGTGAAGAGTATCAGCGTAGAACTGGTCAACAGCCTGAGTGTACGTCTCCACATTCTGGTTATACCGCTCCACGTTGGCCTGATACTGCTCAACGTTCTGGTTGTACTGCGTCACCTGAGCATTCCAGTCTGCGCTCTTAATCCAGAACTCAGTATTGGTAATCTCAGTGTTTGCAGGAACAGTCTTGCGGCTGACATAGCTCTGGTCATTGGTATACACCACGCTCAGAGCGGCGTATTCGCTGGCCTTATCCCAAGCGCCCATGAACTGAGGAGCATAACGAGCACCAATATACTTCTTAATAGCCATATTAGAAACCCCTTTCATTAAATAAACTGTCCACCCATTGAACCAGAACACTCGGTTCACCCTCCCGATAGGATTGAAGAGTGCCTATCACACGTCAAAGTTACTGTACAACTTCCGGTTCCCACAGCAAAGCAAGTTTGCCATAGTCCTCAGAATCAGGATTCATTTCTGTGTCGAAGTCAATGAAGTCCCAAGTATCAGGAATCCAAGCAAGGAAATAGCCGTCCTCGTTGATTTCAAACCAGACGTATTTCACAATCTTGGAAACCATTACCTGTAAGTTGTTGTCAATCCACGTTGCAAGAGCCTGTACATAAGTTTCGATATACTCACCGTTAATGAGTTTCTGAATCTCATTGTAGCACTCCTGAACAGTGTTGTTAAGCTGTGCAATTTTGGCATCAATGTCTTTCTGATAGATGTTCTGCTGTGTAGTGATATCAGATTTGAATTGTGCGTTATCGTTGTTTACCTTAGTTTCAAAGGTATCCAGCTTGTTCTGAAAATTGGTTTCCAGCTGTTCAATCTTAGTATCGTAGTCACCGTAGAATTTGATAATTTCATTGAACTGTTTCACAGCGCTGTTGTAGGTTTCCACAACTCGTGCCAGAATCTCATAGTCGCTAGAACCCGGAAGGAAAGTATTCAGGTCAAACTTACCAGGAATAGGAAGGAAGGGCAACGGAGTAAGAGTAGTAAGCGGCATAGTGACACCCCCTTTACAGATGGAAGTAGTTGAGAACCCACTGAATAAGGGCGCTCAAGAATTTAGCCAGTGAGACTAAATCCATAAATATCACCCCTTTCAGGGCAGTTTAATCCAACCTTCGATATGGTACTCCTGAGAAGCGTCGGTAGCGGTACTCATAGAAATGGTGATATCGTGGATACCGTCAACGGAACTGACAGTATCCTTCACCTCGGCGGCGGCAGTTGCGGAATAGTCGGAACTGGTGTTGTACCAATTCAGTTCAGCGTGCTTTCCAACATTGGGCAGGTTCACACGCAGGACAGGGTTGTTTGCTTCGACAATACCGGAAGCGGTGAACACGGCATTGACATGCAGTGCATCGTTCAGCAGGTAGGAAACATCATCATTGATTTTGATTTTGCTGTCAGCAGGCTGAATGAAGTTGACCATAGTTTTACTCCTTTACAAAATTCCCATGAAGCAATCTTTCAAACTGTCGATAACCTCTAAATCCAGATTGCGTACAGATTCAGAGTATTCTTTGAACAGTTCTGCGTATGACTTGTTGTTCAAGCCAGACACGGTTCTGTTCCGGTTGTCATTGTGCTGTCTGTCTGCTGTGGTGTGTTCATCGAGTGTGGTTGTTTCTTTGCTGTTATAAGTGGTGGTATCTGTGCTGTTACTGTTACCTGTGTTAGTGCCGTTATTTTTATTTTTGTTAGCAGAGGAAGCGTAGGTGTTATTTGCGATATCACTCTCGATGTTGAGCATCTGAGCTGGAGTGTCAGAATTAACATTGAGGGTGTAATCGTTATGAGAATTATTTTGGGTACTGCTATTGACAGTGGTATCAATACCAGACCTAGCAAGTACATCAGTACCAGTTTTCGTACCGTTATCCGAACTAGTACCGTCAGCTTTGACAACTTCAGTGAGAGTGCCGCCAGTGTAGAACTGCCATTTTTCAGCCATAGCGTCATACAGCATATTGAAGTAAGGCATTTTCTCGTTAAGAGTGTTGTTAAGGAAGAACTTGAATCTATCAGGCGGCAAACAGCAAATCTCGTTGAAATAGTAGTGGTTAATGATTTTCTGGTTCAATGCTTCTCTCCACGATTGCATATCACCAGCAGAATGGAGAAAAGATGGCAGTGGGTAATCTTTCATGCCAATGTCGAACCCATCGAGAGTAAGCAGTTTGCCTAGTTCAATGGTATACGTTGCCATTATTCCTCACCCCCATTATCGCCACCAGCATGAGCTTTTACATAGGAGATAGTAGAAGCATTTTTGCTGTACTTGTCACCGTCAGTGATATACGGCTGATTTGCCAGATGAACAGAAACGTTCAGGCCGAACATATCATTGATAAGTTTGCAAGCGTGTTTACGTTGAGACAGGCCAATGTAAGCCAGAGCATTTGCTTGCTGGTCAAACTGTTCAACCTCGTCAGTTACTCGCCGTTCACGTTTGAAGTCTGCCATGCCGATACCAAGGAAAGACAGGTACTCGTTGTACTTCGTAATCTTGATATCCTGTAACTGACCAGCAACGAACGGTGCATCTGTGCGGAGAACCATGAAACTGTTCGGGTCAAACGTGCCTTTCATGCCGTAGATAACAGGACTGTTGCCAGTGTACTTTTGATATACAGCCTGTGCGGTCTGTTTCTGCTTGGTGTCAGTGAGAATCAGGACAGGAGTTTTCTGAGCGCCGATGTTGACTTTGATAGTCTGGTCGATATCGTACAAGTCCCGTGTGTAACGAATAGTAGTAAGGAAAGTTGGGTACATATCGGGGGTGTTTCTGATAAGTACGCAGTCCTTCATATCGTATTCGGGGAACGTTTCCACAGGGCTGATAGGCCTGATATACATAGGCTCATTGTAGAAATTGATTCCACGAAGTGCACCATTCAGGCACATATAGCCACGGGTTGCATGGTTGAAGAAAACAGCTTTACCGTAGGTGAACAGGCAATATTCAAGATATCGTTCATTCACACTGTCAGGTAGTCCTTCCCACTTAAACATTGTGCAAGCCAGAGATTTAAGACGATAGTAGTAGTCAGCGTAAGCGGCGTGGGATGCTTCTTTGTCTGCGAGTTCGTTATCGTAATTGTACATTTGAATCACCTCTTAACCGAATATGGAGTTGATAATCCAGCTAACACCAGCGCTGGCAAGAGCGCCGACAATATAGCCGACAGGGCCAGCAATGGCCGCACCGATTTGCCCACCTATCTGTGAACCAGCGATATTAACTGCAATAGTAGTTAAACCAGTAACAACCCATTTAGATACGGCTGGAACAAGATATTTTTGAACAACTGTGGTAGCGACTGTTGATACAACCTGAACCAGAACGTTTTTAGCCGCTTGCTCAATAGAGATATCGCCTTTCATAACACTACCAATAGACTGGCACATGGTGTTTATGATACCCGGCACTAAGTCTGCGGCAATCTGATTAATTTCTGTGCTCTGTGAATGAGAACCAATATAGGAAGTAATTGCATTTGCTAATGCGTGGGAACCAAGTTCACAAACATAGTCGATTGATTGTCTTTTGGTGACTTCCAAGAATTGACCAGCGGCTAGTTTTACATCACCTGTCGTGAGCGCAGTAGTAACGGCTTGCCAGCCGTTTGCAACAATAGTGTCAACATAAGAATCAAGTAGATTCAGTGTGTGTACACCTAGTTCAGAGTTACGGTCAATCTTAGTAACGTCTACAATCCAGTTTTTTAGCTGTGATTTTGCTTGGTTAATTTCGTTCTGTGCGGCTTGTTGTCCAACGGATATAGCATATTGAAGCAGGTTGTTTATTTTGTTCTCAACGTACCAGATGGAATTGTTTACAACGTCAGAGCAGAACTTGTTAAGAACTCCGCTGAAATCACCAGTAGTGAGAATATCAGTAGCATAGCCAGCGGCATTTGCTTTGATACCGTCCAACTGTGCTTTAACGTAGTCTTTAATAAGTTTTGCCAATTCGCTGGAAGGGTCAACGTTTTTTGCTGTAATTATTCTGTCAGCGATGCCGTTTACAGTTTCATTAAACTGAGATTCAGTAACAGTGCCATCCTCAGATGCCGCACCCTGTATTACTTTGATATCAGCATCAGTAACGTAAGGGCTTTTGTGCATCTCAACTTGGCTGTAATGATGTTCTGTATAAGGTATGCCGGGAAAGTCTTTGATATCGTTAGGATTTACACTAAAAGTGTGGCTCACTTTGCCACCATCAAAGTTAGTGTAGTCTGTGCGAGTTGCAGAAGTAAAGTAAATCTGGAAGTGAAGGTGATATCCGGTAGATTTTCCTGTGTTGCCTACTGTACCAAGTTGGTCTCCTTGTGAAACTTTAGTTCCGGTAGATGGGCCAATCTTTTCCATGTGGGCATAACGAGTATAGTAGCAATTACCGGAAGCGTCCGTTGTATCATCGTGACGAATTAGAACGGTGTTTCCCCATGAATCTGAAGAATAGCTTTGTACAACTGTGCCAGCTTTTACAGCGTAGATAGGTTTTCCAGCAATCTGGCCTGGCGTTCCAGTAGTAAGGTCAATAGCAGAGTGAGAAGCACTGAAAGCAGTAGTGCAATACCAAGTTCCAACACCTAGTGGATGAAACCATTCATCAGTACTGTAAAAACCGGTGACATTGTTTTGGGCATTACTGCCAACAGTGCCCGGCGAACCAGCAGTCACTTTTATTGTTATATAGTCGTGGTTATTGGCAACAAAGTTATTGGAAGTCAGCCAAGGGTTCAGCTGTAATAGCGTTTGGACAGGTACACCGCACATCGTTGAAATCTGCTGAATATCGTCCATCCAAGAACCAGTATACTGCACTTTTAAGGTGGCGTAAACAGCGTTACTTGCAGTTGACGCAGTTTTGAACTCTTTTAGCGTTTCTGCCGCTGAGTTTGCCATATAATCACCACCTTACACAATAGCATTGTTTTGTCCAAAGTTTCCGTATGTTGCAGTGTAAACCCAGAAGAATATGCCGTTATTGAATGCGCGCTTGATAATGTTCATATCATCGTCTGGGAAGTTACCGCTGGCATTTAAGCCATTGGTTTTGATGTAAGTCCAGCTTGCTCTTGCATGAAGGTTGATTGCTCGGTATTCGCTCTGTTTGTATCCATAGACGGTGAGGAACTTGTCACAGCGTTTTACGATATCAAGTGGCGGTACTTTGAAACCGTAGGACAAAGCCGTTTTACCTGTTGCAAGATAGATATTACTAGAAGCAACACCACCAACGGCGGGGGCCGTCATGCTTTCAGTTATGTAAGTAAGGTCTTGTGAAATGTCGTCAACGCCGTAATCGTATATTTTTTGTTGCTGTGCTGTTTCGTATACATTCATTCCAGCTTGAGCAATAGAAGATGCTGAATTTAGTGCTCCGCCGATAGCTCCGCCAACGCCACTAAGGGCAAGACGAGCTAAATTAAAAGTGCTGAACTGACTAGCAGTTGTTCCTGCCGCTTCAACTCCTGCAATTGCAGTTTTAAGAGCGGCAGTGTTTCTAGCAGTAGAGCGTTCAATACTAGCTCTTCTGTTATAGATTGCGTTGCTTCCAGCGTGAAGATTGAAGTCATTTTTGTATTGGTTGTATGCCCAAGTGCTTTCAGGAATTACAGCTGTTAAAGCTAGAGCGGCTATGTTGTTGTTACTATAATTGTTGACAATAACACCGACAGTGCCGGATGTTTCGTCTACTCCAATTTGTAAACTAATATTAGAGCCGTTAATTCCCTCAGGATTGAACGTCATTTCTTGGCCGTACATCTGAACATAAGCTGTAAGAAATGCGCCTGATAATAGTTTTTTATTGCTTGGAATGTATGTTGTTATGCCAGTGCGTGATATGCAGTCTAAGTGGTCTGGGTGTTTAGCAAAACTTACGGATTTTGGGCGGTTCAACGGCGATTGCTGAATCCTAGAAACAGCAGTTGCAGTTCCCTGTTTAACATAGTTGTTTAAGTGGTCTTTAAGAGTGGCAATGTTTGAAATGCTCAGTGAAATCAGCTTTCCAGCGCCACTGAAAATCCCATTTTCAAGAGTTCCATTATTGGGAGCACCAGTTGGAGAAGATGTTGCAAACACTGTGATAAAATCTGGTGTCATGTCTTGACTGCCAACCTGAAAATAACCCATGCCAGAAGAACTGCTGAAATCTTCGGGCACGATATTGTCACCAGCAACGTCAGTATCACTGTGGCATCTATCAACATAGCTGTCATAGTATGTGATATCGAAGAACCAAGTCTGGATAACGTCTGTGCTGACGTACAGTCTGACGGAACTGTTGCTTGCCCACTCGATTCTATCAATGAAGGCATAGAACCATTTATTGGTGAAGTTGTTGTTCTGGTACATGATGTAGTTGCAGTTATATAGCAAGTCCACTTCGCCGTCCACAACAATTGTGTTATTCTTTTTAATGTACTGGAAGTTCTCGTAGGTCTTAATCGTTTTACCTAAGAAATAGGCAGTCTGTGCTTCTCGATTAGGAAACCACAGTGTGTTTCTGTAATCGCTCTCGAGTGGAGTGTCGAGTAGCCTTAAAGCAGTTGTTGGTGTAAACATAATTTGTACCTCTCTTGCCCCTGTCCCGCCCTCACTGGTCTAAAGCTCAACCAGCTACCGTAAGAGAGAAAATTATGGAGCAGTTACGTTATGAAGATTACTCTTCGATGAATGCCCACGCATTAGCAAACGGACTGCAAGCCATAGTCTCCCAGTGATGCAGGAAGTAGGTGCGGCTCAGAGTGCTTGCATTGTACGGGGTTTCTGCCATCTGGAAACGGTTGTCGTGGGTACGCAGGAAGGTGTTGTCTGCGATGATTGCCAGCGTCTTAGTGGCATCACCAGTATCACCAAAGCTGTCAACCATCACCTGACGGCCAAGGAACTCAGCCTTGCTCATGTTGAATGCCTTTGCCAGAACCTCAACGTCAGTAAAGGCGGCAACGTCAGCACGAACCAGAACGCTGATACGGTCAGGAGAAGTCCAAGTAGTCAGTGGGGTTGCGTTTGCAATGCCCTGAGCGGTAGCCATCTTCTGATAGCAGTTGTACTTGGTAGAGGGGAACTGGAACTGAAGGTACTTTGCACGCAGGTCGGTGACAAGGGTTTCAGCAAAGGTCCGGTGGTCAGCACCAGCGGCCAGAGTGGTTTTGTTGATGTTGCCATCGTTGATAGCCTGACCAACAACGCCTTTCATCAGCGTGAACTCGTCGATGTTGTCACCACTGGTCAGGGTGTTAAGAATCATCGAGACGAAGTTGTTGAAGGTATCGGCGTTGGTGAAAGCGCCAGCCAGAACGGCATCATAGACAGTAACCTTGTACTTGTCCTGCCGGTTGCGGCGGTAGTACACGGTCTTAACATCAGGAGAAGCAGGAGACAGAACGTCACTCATTGCAGAGCTGTCGTAGGGAGTAGCAACAGCGGGGTTCGCAATGCTGTCCTGCACGTCAGTGCCGTAGGGGATATCAACACCCTTGAAAATGCGAAGGGGGTTGTCATAGGTCATGTTGTGCGCTTCCTGAAACAGAATGCGGTTCACCAGACCATTGATGAACTCATTCATAAAGGGAGTGTACTGCATGATAGCGCCACCAGTTGCCTGAAGAGTGGCATTGGTAGCAAGCGGGATGTTATCTTTCAGCGTGGAACTAGTCTCAATGACTGCGTTCACAATGTCGATAGCAGTTGCCATAGTTTGTCACTATCCTTTCTAAATGTTTAGCCCTTGAGGTTAAGTCGGCCATTGGTAAATAGGCGGTTGATGGGGTCTTTGTCCTCTTCCGGTCGGACAGAGTTTTTCAGCTGTTCTTCCGGCACAGTAACACGAAGGAAGAGATTCATGTTGTCCTCTTTCAGCTTCGCATTCTTTGCAGTAAGGTCATCAACATTACGAAGGGCAGTCGCTTTTGCGGCAACCTCTTCGCTAAAACCAGTGGTCAATTCTGCCAAGATGTTGGTTACTTCGCCTTGGTCTGCGTTATCTCCCAAGTGCTTGATAAGCTCCTGTGTCTTGGCATTGAAATCGGCAAGCTCCATAATTTGCTCCTTTCAATTATTTAGTGGTTGTTCGATAGTCCCACCGTGACTTTCCCTCTCTTACATCCACATGAACAAAGGTATCATAAATACCAAGTCCAAGCGAATTAGGGTATTTAGAATTGAGCCACGAGTACAGCTTGAGCGGCGAAACGCCAGAGATATAAATATCTGCGGCATTACCAAACATGTGCTGTGATTTAGGACTAGAATTTTTTAGTGAACTGTTGTAAGCTACTGTGCGGTATCCAGAGTTGATAATAAGAGGTTTGTTGTAGTGATGGCGGATGATTTCTAGTAATTCAAGAAGTGCTTTGTTTAGCACAATGACACGGGTTAAGTCAGAACAGCGAAACTCGTGTGCTTTGAAATGAGGTGACAACTGTTCATCTGGGTTGAGGGTGTAGTCGAAAACATAATATTGTTTAGTTTCCATATAGCAACCTCAATTCCGCTTCCAGATATTCACTTGATAGAAAGTGCCGCCATATTCTTCATAGTTGGTTTGCAGTAAACTCCATGAACCGCCAAAATAGTCGCCAGGGTTTGCGCTACCTATTGTGTGTAAGTAGCATCCACTATAAAAGCTAGGGCCGGGGTCTCCTTTAGGACCTTGTGGGCCAACTGGGCCTTGAACACCCTGTTCACCCTGTGGGCCAGTCTCACCCTGTAAACCTCTTGGGCCTACTGGGCCAACCTCACCTTGAGGGCCAACGTCACCTTTAGGGCCAGGGTCACCTTTTGGGCCTTGGATGCCCTGTGGGCCTGTTTCACCTTTAGGGCCAACTGGGCCTTGAACACCCTGTTCACCCTGTGGGCCAGTCTCACCCTGTAAACCTCTTGGGCCTACTGGGCCAACCTCACCTTGAGGGCCAACCTCACCTTGAGGGCCAACGTCACCTTTAGGGCCAACGTCACCTTTAGGGCCAGGATTGCCTTTTGGGCCTTGGATGCCCTGTGGGCCATTTACACCCTGTGTACCTCTCGGGCCTTGTGGGCCGACCGGGCCAACTTCACCTTGCGGGCCTTGCGGGCCAGCCGGGCCTTGTACACCTTGAGGACCTTGCGGGCCAGCCGGGCCGGGCAGACCAATGAAATCACCATCTCGGATACCCTGTAACAAATCATTCAGAGCAGACTGTGCTTTAATTGCCGATTCATTAGCAATCTTAGCGGCGGCTTTTGCCGTTTCTGCTTCTGCATTGATTTCTGCTACTAGCTGAACCCAAGCAGGAGACGCTGGTTCAGGAGTTGTACCATCCTCAACACCAGAGTTCTCACTTACAACGTAAGGGATATCAGCTGTGGTAAGAGCTTTCATGCCGTCAGTGCCCTCAATTGTGATAACACCACCAACCGTAGTAGCGGTAATCAAAGCGGGCACATTGACGTAATCACCTACAAACAGCTGTGCTGGCGGGTCTTGTTTATTTGCTGTGTGAAAGAAAGCTCTTACAGTGAGGTTCTGCCACACCTTAGAGCGAATAATGTGTAGTCGGTAAATGTTAGCGTTCTTCTGATAGCCAAAGTAGATAGTGTTGTGCCATTCAGTGGGATAGATTCTAACCCCGCCGTTGTCAGAAAGCAGTAGCTCAACGTCAATCATTGTTCTCACCTTCTTTCTTGTTCAGTACAGACAGGAACGGCGCAACCAGTTTAACCAAGTCGGGGTTAATCTGACCCAGATTCTCAAGCACAGAAATAGCTTCCGTGACGATAACCAGAGTGCAGATAGTTGCGGCGGCAGGGAAATTGAAACCCATGTTCACATAGCCCATAGCATAATCAGCGAGATAGCCGAACGCAATGAACAAGATAAAACTGGCTTTCTTGTAAATTCCTTCCCTTGCCTTTGTGGAGTTCAACTCTTTGTTTTTGACAGCTTTCAACACTCCGGTGAAAACGTCAATCACCATAAATGCCAAAGCAAGTTTTACTTCCACTGGAACGGAACAGACGGTACTCATAAGCTCACCCCCTTTCCGGTCTAGCTTCTATAATTATTATACCATAGGTAGTTGAAAAATGGAAGTAGGTATGATATAATTATTTTAGAGAGAAAATGTTCCACATGGAACAAATAGGAATGATTCCTAAAAAGGAGCTGAGACAATGGGTGACTTCTATGACGGTACAAAGCTACTGTCTTTAATGGACACAAACGGCAACAAGCCAGAGATTTATATGTGTACCACCAACCGTTCTGGCGGTAAGACTACTTGGTTCAACAGATATTGCGTCAAGCGTTTTATCAACTACAAAGAGAAGTTCATGTTGCTTTACAGATTCAACTATGAGCTTGATGGATGCGCTGACAAATTCTTTAAGGATATCGGCGTTCTGTTCTATCAAGGACACGCAATGACTTCTCAGCGCAGAGCCTCTGGCATTTACCATGAACTGTTCCTTGACGGCGTTCCATGCGGCTATGCTGTTAGCATCAATGCGGCAGACCAGATTAAGAAGTATTCTCATTTTTTCTCTGATACCACCCGGATGCTCATGGACGAGTTCCAGAGTGAAACAAACCATTACTGTGCAGATGAAGTAAAGAAGTTCCGGTCTATCCACACTTCTGTTGCTCGTGGTCAGGGCGCTCAATCTAGGTATGTTCCTGTTTATATGCTGTCTAACCCTGTTACCCTGCTGAATCCTTACTACGTTGCGATGAATATCAGCTCACGACTGAATGACAACGTAAACTTTCTGCGTGGTGTTGGTTGGGTGCTGGAACAGGGATATGTTGATGCCGCTTCTAAGGCTCAGGCTGAATCTGCTTTTAACAGTGCGTTCAGTGGCGATACATACGATGTGTATTTGACACAGGCTGTGTACCTGAACGACAGCTCCGCATTCATTGAGCGTCCTACTGGCGCTTCTCGTTACTTGGGCACTATTCGCTACATGAACAAGGAATACGGCCTGAGAGAGTTCCCAGACACAGGCGTTATTTACTGTGATGATAAACCAGACTTGACTTACAAGTTCAAGCTGGCTGTTACAACAGACGACCATAGAGTGAACTATGTTATGCTCAATGCGTACAAGATGTTCACAGACCAGTTGCGGTATTTCTTTGACCGTGGCGCTTTCCGGTTTAAGAACCTGCAATGCAAGGAAGTTATCTTGAAAGCGCTGTCTTACTAAGACACGTTCACAAAGTGAACAAAACAAATCTGCGCTATGCGCACACTTATGTCGCATGAGCGTAGCGAATTAACTTATCCCTCTGAGACAGTACCACCGATACAGGCGGGTTTTGCAACGGCGATGAACCGTCCGCTATGTAGTTTCGTATCTGCAATGCGCTTTGGTGCACCTCAGAGACAGGATATAGAAAACCCCTCTTGCCGTTCCGTTAGGTTCGACTTGAGGGGTTTGTTTTATACGTTGTCGTATTCATCCGGGGCACTTATCACCATGTATAGCACACTGTTAATCCAACAAATGTCAGTTGGTTTAAGAGCGCCCAATGATTCATAATGCTTTTCCTTTTCTTGCTGAACGATTTTCATATTACCACCTCAATGACAAAAGAGCCGCAAGAATCAACAGTGCATCACAAATGTACACCGACTTATCAAGTTTATACTTGTATCTGCACGCAGTGATATAAATAGAGTAGGATGCCGCAATTGCAAACACGATAACTTCGCTCACTTTTTATTCTCCTTTTCTTTAGTGTACCACAGTGTAAAACCAGAACCAGCAATGATTGCTGTGAACGTCTTATTGGTGTCAATATGGTACATGAAAACTTTAGACCTCAGCATATCATTGGACAGAGATGAAACTTTGATTGCACCATCGTTGATGCCCGGCAGATGCACATACTCTCTGTTCAGAGAATAGGCAACATACATGAGTGAATCTTTAGACAGGCATTTTCTGTCATAGTTCTCTCCGGGGATACGGATTAACAGGTGCTTCTTTTTGAGTTTTTCTTCTGCCGCTCCTTTTGCATCAGGGATAATCCCATTACCCATTCTGCGTTCCCCCTTGCTGTAAGCACTCACCAGCGTTTACCGCTGTCACCTTGTGGAATATAAACCAGTCCTTGGGTTCAGGGTGATAGTGCTTGATATGGTATTTGCAACTAACGCAATCACAGCCGCCTGTACGTTGGTCATAGGAATGGTCACAAATTTTATGCAACTCTATCATAGTATCACCCTTTCAGAATAATCATAACTTTGTCAAATGCCCCTCTGGTAGCAAGGAACTGCCCATCAGGCTGAATAGCGGCAAATACTTTAACAATTCTCTTATCATATCGCCGCCACTTGTCACGCTCACTGAACTTGAATGTGCCAAACTCATCCTCACCATCAAAGGCCAGATGTACTTCAGTGTGCTCGTCAATGTCACACCACGCATACCAAAGTTCCTCTAGTGTAATCATCTTACGCACTCCCTCACTTGGATTCTTACTTTGCCTTTACGAACCTCAAACGTGCTTACATGAAGGTTTCTGAACTGGTTCTTCATGGGGTCAAACCTTCCACGATACAGGAGCGTGAAGAAACTCCACAGCTCAAACTCGGTTTTCCAGCCACAGTTCTGGCAAGACTGGTAAAATTCTTCTACTGTCATTTTGTACTTTCCTCTCTTTCAACTATAATTAAAACAGAACTAAAGCAATTGCCCTGAGTAATAGGCTTTTCATCGGGAAGAAGCATACCAAAGGGAAGAAGTCCACCAAAAATTTTAACTTTTCTATCACGATATCTTACGTCCCAAGCAATATCCTTAAATTTACCAGTAGCTATCTTTGTGTCACGTTCAACCCATACGGCCGCTGTTGTATCTTCGCTAACATCATTCCACATGAGCCACAAATCATGTAATGTCATTTGAAACGCACCTCGCAATCCATAATGCAACCAGTGAAATCAATTTGTTTAATCCAAAGGGATGCTACCTGAGCACCCTTGTACGACTTGGGAATATCAGGCCAGCGGCAACCAGCACGAATTAAACCAGAACTGCTGTATAAATCAAATCGTGCATCTCCTGCAAAGAATAAAGTTGCATACAGGTCTTTAAGACTTGAAAATTTTCTTGTCATTATATCACCTCATTGTAAAATCAGTATCAACCAGCAACACGCCGCCCTTGATTCTTCTAGGAAGCAGTTTACCGGGAACTGTTAAACCCGTCTTAAAATCTTTGAATGTTCGTGTTTTACTGAGAAATGCAATCTCTTCTGGCGTAAGTTTAGAATCAGATAGCGGTTGTTCCTCATTTCTTGGATTTATGCCGTTCTCAATGTCCTCTGCAACTTTGTTGTCAAAGGATTCTGCAAACAGGTCTTTACACTTTTTTGGCATTCCTGCGCACTTGATATTGTAATAAGGGTTCTCTATCGTCTCTAAGTCCTCGGCTACAACGTGCTCAATGTACGTCTTTTGGCGCACAAACCAGCCGATATCCCAGCTCGATTCTAGCTTCCAACAGCAGAAATTTGATGGGTGCACTGTAATTCCTTTTAACTGCTCAGGCGGCAGGTCACAGTGTATACTGTCTGTGTCGGCGTAGATAAATCCGGGCTTGTCCTTTCCGTAATAATTTTGTTGAGCCGCACGAATGGTAAAGTTGCGGGCATAACTAGTGATAGCTGAACCAACTGGAATGTATCCTGGTTTTTTGTCATTTTCGTCCACCTCATAGAATCCAACAGAACCATCATCTTTTTCAAATGCAACTTTGAAAGAGCTGTTCATGCTAGATGCCATTTTTCCGTATAAGTTGTTTAGAAATAGTTTTGCAAGTTGTCTCATAGCGCCTTTGCTTGTCTTTTTGATTGCGGCATACTTGTTAATGTACTCGTCAAACAGGCCAATAGTTGAATCAAACTCACAGTAATCAAGTAGTTCATAATCAACTAGATTGTAGTGCTCACGCAGTAGAATGAAATCGGTTTGTGTTAATGTAAGCTCAACTCTGGTATCGTGTAAGTTTCCATCAATGTCATAGTATTCGGAACGTGGAATACCGTCTTTGCCAACAATATCTGAGCTTTCCAGTGCTTCTGTTCCTTTGTACATCCAAGAGCCTTTAATCTGTACAAAAGGCAACTTACCGGGTTTCAGATAGAACCGGGTCTTAATGCGGAAGAAATAGAACTTTCCGTAATCCCATAGCTTTTTAGGCTTTTCTGTCGGCTGAAACCAGAACGGGTCATATTTGACAGGGCAATTGTATGCGTCCCATATATCGCCTTCATTTGCTTCAACATGAATGAACTTAGGCTTGCCAATAGGGTAATCTGAGCCAGATTCAGAGTGCATTACAGACGGATACAGGCTATTAACATCTGCTGTCACGCCGTTTCTGTACTCCTTACACTCTTTGCCCTTAACCAGATAGCACCAGCCACCTTTGTATGACTTGTGAATCCATTCGCCAGCTGTGCTAGAACCATAGACTTCTGGGTCAAGCGGTATCTTGTACAAATCTGGGAACAGTGAGCTGTAACAGTCTCCAACGGTACAACACTTCTTGAACTCGTCCAGACAGCACGAACCAATTGTCAATTTCTTGTGGCCCTCTGAGAACATAAATTCAAGTGCTTCTTTAATAACTAGAACGTCATTTGCAATATACTTTAGTTCTTCTGGAGAGATAGGACAACCAGCGTATCTGTGCCCTTTATACTCCATATCTAGTTTCTGGTGTTTGGTCTTGAAACTGATACCGATTTGTTTTAGGCTGAATGGCAGTAGTTTAAGACTGTCTTTAAGTTCAATGTAGTGTCCATTCACTTTGATAGTCATAGTGTACCATTGGCCCATATCTGAGATAACGTATTTGAACGACCTGTCAGGCATTTCCCAGTTCTTTTTGAACTTGCCGCCTTTCTGGTCTGGTGCTGGGTCAAAGGCTTGCTTAAATTTGAGGTCATAGAGTAGATACGACAACCAGAAGTTTCCATCAAATTTGAGGTTGTGGAAGTATACCACAATGTTCTCGTCCAATGATACATAATAGTCATACAGCTCACCAATGGAATGGAAAATCATAACGTCCTCAGTCCACAGTTCAACACTAGCGGCACTCCACACCTCAGTCGCTGTCTGTTGTCTCGTATTCTCTTCAACTGTTGTCTCAAAGTCAGCACTGAAAGTTCGCCACTTTTCGGAACGTGACATTAGATATCATTCCTCATTATCGTCATAGTTGAACTGCCCTTCAATAACGTCTTGCATATCGCTCATTCTATGCCGTATGACACCGGGTTGTCTATCACTCGGCATAAATATTTTGAGCACAGTTTGCAAAGCGCTTGCGGCATTTCCAGCATAACCAATAGCGGCTATAATGGACGCTTCTTGTAACTCGGTATAGTTATCATTTATACGCTGTGCAACCGCCTGTACACCTTCTCTTGCGACAAGAGCTTGCAAAGCGGCACGCATTTCATAGATGTTCTGGCGGTTCTCTTCAACCATCTTTTCTTTGCCGTAATCTCTGTCACCCCTATAATCTGGTGCATCCCAATTGACGTGCATAGTTCTCCACCACGATTCGTCAATAGCAGTTGTAGGTGAATGAATAACATCAGTAAGAAATTGCTCAAATTCACCGTATGCTTTTAAGTCAACAAAGGACTGTGCAACAGTTTCAGCTGTGTTGTCCAGCATAACCTCTTCTTGCCTAGCTGGCTTTACAGGCTCTCTGTAAATAGGACTGCTGGCATAACTAGCATACCGTTCTACTGCTTTTTCACCAGAAATGGGGATGCCCTGTGCGTTTTCAGCGTACACATAATCTTGAACCTTCTGAGGGTCACTTGCTATTTGCCGCATTCTCTGCACATCTCTCAAGCGATACTTGTCAAGCTCAATCAAACGCTGTATCTGTGGTGTTACTTCTGCTGTGCCGCCTTCTGCCCGCACTTCCTGAATATACTGATTCACCTTGAGCAACAACTGCTGTTTGGCCTTTGCCAGCTCTCTAGCGTGCATAGCGGCTACTTGTTGGCGATGATTCATAATTTGTTCATCTCCTTTATAAAAGAATCCCGACCAGTGAATTGGCCACCAGCCGGGATACTGTAAGTGATTTTATTTAAGAAGAACTTCGCCTTTCTTCTTAATTAGTTGTTATTCATGCTGGTGATTAACCGACCACAACGCAGTCAATGTAATCACGCCCGTTCTTGGACGTGCCAGTGGTGACCTGAATCTTGTGGAACTCTTCAGCGAACTGACCAAAGGTTGCCACAGCGCTCTCAAAGGAGCGGCAGAACGTTGCAGAGTTGGTGCAGTAGGCAGTGCCGTCAACGGTAGACAGGGCCAGCAGGGACATTTCCTTGCCGTCCTTGTCAGGCTCAGTGTACAGCACCCACTTGTCCAGCTCAATGGTCTGGCCCTTGATATCGGTCAGCTTATTGCGCTCAGGGGACTGAACCAGCTTGTACAGGTCAAAAGCGGATACAACATTAGCGGACTTGTTGATGATATGCATAGTGATACTCCTTATTTGTTATGTGCTTGTTGGGTGGATAAACTTACTGTGCGTTCTCGTCAGACTTCTTCTGACGCTTGCCGAACTGGGCCGCTTCCTCAGGGGTGATATCGGTTTCCTCGATAACATCGGCGTTGTCGAACCACTGGGCGGCGGTCATGCCATAGGTCTTGACCTTGCAAGACAGGCTGGTAACGGCAACAGGGTTGAACTCGTCATTTTCCCAGACCTTCTGAACGGCCTTGAGTGCGGCAGAGTTGTCAGCGAATGCACCCTCGAGAGTGGCAGTCATATCAACCACTTCAAAGGTGTTCAGGTTGACGGCCTTGACGGTAGCAGTGGTGACGATGGAACGGCGGGTGATAGAATACTTACGCATGATGAATACTCCTTTGTTTTTGTGTTGGGTTGAAGCGTCTAAATTAGGAGATGGTAGTTATCTCCCACACTTATTGTACCATATCTAGGTACAGATTAACATGGACATTTGTTGCGTTCGGGATAGAGATTTTATACGTCCAAGTTATGGGACTTATATATACGATTGTCAAAAATTTAACAATCGGGTATTCCCAACTAAGGCGGGACTTTTAACAGTTTCAACATAGTTTTCAACACTCCTTTCTCGTGGTAATTTCCACGTTAGTACCCTGTACCGTAGTACAGGATACCGGCCTAGAAATTACAAGGCAAACAAGAGTTCAGCTTTACGATAGGTGAAATGCTCAAGCGGATAATTAGTACCGGACTGAACCAGCCAGATAGGCAAACCCGCTTCAAGCAGATAGGCCATAGCGTCAGTGGGCGTTTTGAAACGGTTCTCGATATCGGGATAGAACGCCACATTGGGGTCATCAAAAACTCTCGTGTCCATAGTGTAATAGGTATTCTGGAGCTGTTCAGCTGAATACTGAACCAGCAGATACCGATACACCCGATGTGCCAGCTGAGAAGCAGTTAAACGTGCACTCATTTTGCAGAATCCCCCTTTGCATCCATGTACCCGGATATGTACTGTAATACTTCATCGTAGTTCTTGAGATACAACCTAATCATATCACAGCCATCCTTTCAAAGTCGCGTACAGGTACAGGCCAAAGCATACAGCTACAGCCGCTAAAATAGGTGCGATACACTGGAAATGATACATAGACATTTTTCATGCCCTCACTTTCTCGTGGTAGTTCCCACGTTAGTACCCTGTACAGCAGTACAGGATACCGGCCTAGGAATTACAGCGGAGTAATAGAATATGACCAGCATTCTATACCATGTTTATCCATATTGCGGTACATTGCATCTGCCGCCGCTAAGGCCCGACGATGTGTTGAATACTGCCGCTCAACCACCTTAATTCTATTTTCCGGCAAAGTGCCGTGAGTAAAGAACTCAATTTTATACCATCTCATATAGTACACCTCTTCAATGTATTTTGGCTTGTCATCATCAGCGCACAAGTAGCCATCTTGTGCGGACACCGGATACCCGGTGTTTCGACTTAATAGTGGAAGTGTTTGCCATACTGCTGGTACTCATTCCAGAAGTTCATAATGACATTAGTATTAAGTACCTCAGCCAACGGGGACTCATTTGCCCAAGCTTCTTTACATTCAAAGTAATAGTTACACCCAAACAGTTCACGCGTGAACCTGTTGACGTGACGGGCCGTAGTGCGACTGCATGCCGGATTAAACACCACATTAGTTACCCAATGATAGATACCGCCTTTTTCCATGCGAACAGTTTCAAGAATACAGGTGCGATAACTGTACAGCCGAATTGCAACCAGCGAATTGCACTCGTTGTATACAAACTCAACATGGGTTTGGGCACTAGGCATGGAACGCAGATTATAAGATTCAATTTTCATAAAGTACACCTCTACAATGATACTTGTTTGTGTTCGTGGATATCCCCACGTTAGAACCCTCAACAGGGTTGAGAGTTCCGGCCTGTGGATATCAGTAGCAAACAACGTTCTTGAACTTCACGTCAAACTCGTCTGTACCGTCACCATGAAGTTCACTCAAGTTGCCACAGCAAACCATCCTGTTTTCAGCGTCACGCAGATACCAGCGGGAACGCTCAAACTCAATATGGTCACCCCACACAGAGCACACATAATTCCAGCGGCGGTCACCCCATTCGGTGGTGCAGTCAAGATACATATCAATCTTAACAGTCTTTTTCATAAAAACATCTCCTCAATGTTTCTCTTGTGATTCAATTCGTGGTTTCTTTCCACCTATATTGTATCACATTTCTTGTTGTTTGTCAAGGGTTTTCTTTGAACCTCTGTTTTGGACTTCTCTATGCCGTTCCATCTGGTTCTCTGTTGTTCCCTCTTTCATTGTCTATATTATACCACCTTTGTGGTACAATGTCAACAGGTAATTTTTACCAGTGTTGTCCTATGGCGTTGTGACAACACTGTATAGTTGTACAACGTACTGTAGTGCTCCATTAGGGAGTACAAAACTTTTTTCTCTTTATCCGTAAC